ATAGCAGACTGTCTCGCTCTCTACGTACTCCTTGCCAGTCGAAGTCATCTTGAGCCTGCACTAAGCCTGCTTCCAAACTGGCTTTGCTTGGCTTACTGTACTGGTCATCATGGATAACAAGATTGCTGTACACCTTATTGCTACTATCTGACCAGCCGAACCATTGTCCTTGATGTAACTTTACTAATACATCCTCAATATGGTCTGGTCTACCTGTTATATCCATTATGTGTCTCCTAATCTAATAAATGTGACGTGTGTTTCGTTATATCCGCTGTCACCTTTGGTGGTGACATTTGCATCTTCTACTCCTACCTTGAAGGCTACCTTATGGGTGCTTGTGCTGGTTACGTCAAAGATATACGAAGAATCACATTGGAAATAATAACTACTGCTTCCATCTGAACCTTGTCCTGGATTAGTAGCTGTAGCCCAAGTGCCATCGTCATGTGTAGTTCGGATAGCCATATATTGATATTGAGTAGCAGAATCATAACGAAACTCACCATGCGCCTGTATCCACCAATAGCCAGTAGAAGGAAATGTGAATATGCCGCTGCTCTCAGTCATGCTGCTTCCTAACACGCCAAAGCCTGTTGGGTTGTCTGCTTCCTCCCAGTTACTGTCAATTTGACCTGCGGCTGACCCACTGCTTGCACCAGTAAAGTCTGCGGTCACACGCCATTGGCTGGCTACTGTAATACCGCCACCTGATGCTGCAACAACAGCTGTGCCGTCTGCCTTCGTGTAAGAAATACACTGGACCGTATTAGCACCAGTAGACTGGAATACTCCTACATCTCCTGCGGCAGTAGTTATATTTGCCTCACCTGGAAGGTCAAGGTTGGTAGCATGGTGGGTCATTGTCAATGCACCGTCAAACTGCAGGGTAAATTGCCTGTCAGCCGCTACGGTCATTGCCGCAAAATTGGTCGTACCTGTCACATTAAAATAATCACCATCAGTATCGATGACTAGAGGTGAGGCCGATGAGATGTCACCACCCTTCTCGGTCTGCATGTAGTTACCATTAGCATCTAGGAAACCACCTAGCTGGGGCGATGAATCAGCCGCAAGGCTGGCCATCCCACCTGCTGCTGGGTCCTCCCATCCGATACCACCACTACCATCGACTGTTAGTACCTGGTCTTCGCTACCTACGGTTTTGATTGCTATCGTACCTGCGTCAGAACCTGCCAGTATGCCACCTTTGGCTATACCTGATATATCGGTTTCAATACCGCCACGCTCATGCTTAAGTTGACCAGTAGAATCAGTAAATGCCGCTAATGCTACGGGATCGCCGCTACCATCTCCGACTACAACGTTGCCATCTGACAATACACTCATAGCCGTAATAGCACCAGTACCTGATCCTAGTAATACTCCTCCATCAGTGAGCGAAGATGCTCCTGTACCCCCATCTGCAACGGGTACATCAGTTCCACCTGCTCTATATACGGCATTTCCTTCAATAGTAATATCGCCTGAGCCACTTCTAGCAATAGTAGTGTCACTGGCATGTCCAAGTTCAACACCTGTAAACTGAGGTGAGTCTCCTGTACCTACACCTATAGATGTTCTAAGGGTAGCACCTGACTCAGCTACGGGGTCAGTCGAACCGTCACCTACTATCATTTCTCCATCCGCTAATTCAGCCATAGCAGTTACAGCTCCAGTACCACTGCCCAATAGAACACCTCCATCGGTAAGTGATGAAGCTCCTGTTCCACCGTCAGCTACTGGTACGTCTGTACCGCCTGCCCTATAGACTGCATTACCTTCTATAGTTATGTCGCCAGAACCGCTACGTGCAATAGTTGTATCGGTGGCGTGTCCTAGTTCTATGCCTGTAAATTGTGGGGAATCACCCGTACCCACACCAATCGAGGTACGTAATGTTGCGTCACTCTCTGCTACAGGGTCAGTAGTTCCGTCACCAACAATCATCTCGCCATCCGATAATACGGACATGGCTGTGACTGCACTAGTTCCCGAACCTAATAATACTCCCCCGTCAGTTAGTGTGGCTGCGCCTGTACCACCATTAGCCACAGTAAGCACACCACTAGCTGCGTCTGCTCGACTGTACGAAACAAGTCGCCAGTCTGCTGATGCGTACTCATGTAGTACGGCTACATCGCCTTCCGCTGTGGTTATGTTTTCTCCGTCTGGAAGTACCAGGTTGGTACTGTGATGGGTCAACGTTAGTGCGCCATCAAAGTGCAATAATATAATTGCTCCTATCCCTCTGGTTGAAATTGAAGTGATAGCAGTTGTGCCAGTTATATCAAAAGCGTTACCATCACTACCTAAAGTTAGGGCGTTGGCACTAGATAAGTCTGCGCCTTTTTTCCACTTAGGAAATCCGCTGGCATCAGCGTGATTTAGTATGTCAGATGCTAGTGCTTGACTATCAGATGCTATTGTCATGTTCCTACTCCTACCATAGATGGTTTACCTATTACTTCTAATATTCTGGGTACTAATCGCTTCAAATCTCGCTCATAGAGCTGAACTACTCGATACCCCTTGCTGGTTACGCCTAAATTTCTTAGCACATCACGGGCTTTACCTTCTGCTACCCCATGAAAAGGACCTTGGTACTCAAGGTCGATCATATAATCCGGTAGTAGAAAATCCGCTTTCGCTCCCCCAAGTATACCCCCTCCTAAGACGTTGCGCTGTATTTCAAAGCGTATCTTTAGTTCTTTAAGTGCTTTATATATACGGCTTTCGGGTATATTTAGACCTGGTACGTTTTGAATAGGTGGAAGCTCTGGTCTAGTTAAACTGGTCAGCTTCCTGGCACGTATACTGATACGTGGTGCCGACATCATCTTACGGGGACTGCTAATTAAGCGTTTAGGCATTAGGTCTTGTTATCTAAGGTTATTGTGACCGTTACACGCATGGTTTTATTAGTTGTTTTAGTTACGGCAGCAGCTGGTTGTCCGTGCATATGTAACACACCACCACTAGAAGCGGATAACACTCCTACTTCTGCAATAGTACCGTTCCCTTCAGTCGTGCCATAGTAATGTTCTAACGTAATTACGTTATCACTCGCTGTTTTAGTGTCAGGAGCGACCCGTACTATCTCGGTTTGCATAGCAGTATCCGTTACAGCTGGGGTAGTTGTGCCACTACCTACTGATAGGTGGGTCATGTTAGTTGTACCACCTACATCAAGCCACTGACTTACTGCCGCATTCAATCCATTGTTTGTAATTAGACTAGTTGCCATAATATCACCTGTTTACCACTCTGCAAAATCCCAATTGAAGTTATCCCACGTTGGTGGAGAATCAGTAGCAGCTACTGTAACTGCTACTGTCGCACTCATTGGTGCTGTTATCTGCGGCCACGGACCAGTAGTGGCATCCACCATTACTACCTGTGCTTGTCGTTCGTCCTTGTCGTATCCTAATTGTTCCTCACTAGGACGTAATATACTGGTTTTCGTTATGTATACTAAGTGTTGCCAACCTAGCATGTCTGTAAATCTGATTGGTGTCTCACTACCCTCTATCTCTTTCAAGAACTCTAATTGTTCCCTAACTGATTTACTTTCGGCTTCGTTATCTCTACTGCGTGAACCGCCTAACATTAGTCCTAACTGGTAAGCTCTGATTGGATCAGGACGTAATAGGAAACTGGTAGTAAATCGCTCTAACACTGGGGTTTTAGCTGCGTCAGAACCACGAGTTAGTGTAAAGCGTAACCTTAAATGTTTGGATGTAGTTGTTATCTCAGTCTCACTAAAAGGCAGGACCGTCTTACCATCTGCCGTAATGTCGCCCAAGCTGACAAAGTTAGCACCTTTATCAGTAGAATACTCCACCGTTATCTTACGTCCATCAGAAGTGCTAAGATTACGGGCATCTACTGATACATCCCTATAAGCCTTGAGCATGAACGGCAAGCCACCATCGTGGTCAGACGTAATAAACTGAGCTGAGGCAGGATAAGCTGCGAATGGTGTATCGCGTAGAGTAGTGTGGCGTCTACTTCGGGTAGCCCCATCATTCAGATAAGACCTAGCCAAGTTACGTGAATACCCAGCCGCATTCATAGTATCGTCAGCGGCACCGCGGTATATCTGGTGCCAGCCAAACCCATTGTAAGCAAGCACTTCAGGTAAATCGCTCTCACCTTGGTCGAATGCCGCATACAAATGAAACGGCCCACTCCATATCCAGATTGGTATACCGTGCCCATGTAAGTCTTTATCGGCATCACCTTTCATCAGCGGTGTCACATCTATCATGTTGCTGATAACGCCAGATGACAAACTAATTTTTACAATACGCCCTAATATATGGGTGTATAGAAAACCATCATGGTATATCAGAGCCTTAGCATTACCACTGTATTTTTGATTGGGAAACCCTGTGATCTCATTCAAGTTAGTACCGTCATACCAATAGATACTATCTTCTTTACCGATAATGAGCAGGTTGAATGCTACACCCAAGCCAGTTACATCCGACTCAGGATTACCTACGTTGATAGCTGAGGACCACGTAGCACCATTGTCGGTGCTGGTCTTGATCGTACTACCATTACCTAGCACTAAAAATACTGTCCCATCAGGTTTTTCCCAGGTAGTGAAGCAATTAGCTTTTTGACCTGATGCTGGTTGGGTCCAGGTATCTCCATCAGACGAGCGATACAAGTCTGCACCAGACCCGGTGGCGGCAAACACATAACTACCGTGCCTATGTAACCACACGGCACTTGCGCCTAATGTGGTACTACTATCACTCCAGGTACTATCGTCTGTGGTACGGCGTACTTTTGTACCAATAGCAGATAATACCGTACTGGCTCCAAAATCTAATATCATTGGAGCAGTGGCAACTTTACTGCCATCAGTAGAGTTCCAGGCTGAATGTAAGGTTATGCTTTCATCTCTAAAAGGAAATATATTACCATCGCTGTGGTAGATCTTTTGCGCACTCGCGAAAGTAAGCTGGTCGATACCTTCGGTAATTCCTGTTTGGGACCAAGCATCCCAAAAACCCTCACGTACCCTGGCTTCAGTGCCAGTAGCGATACGTGGAGCAAAATCGTCAACACGTTCCGAGTTATATTCTCCAGGGGCAACCATAAACCCAAAGGTTGTGTTGCCTTGTTGGAGGGTTATATCGTGAGTTCCACCAGCGGTAGGCATAATTACGGATTAGTTACTATGTTCTCACCGTAGCGTCCAACGGTAGATTGGCCTGTACCAAAATCGTGTCCGATACCTATCATATGTGGTATATCGCCACGCCGATTACGCATCTTGCTACGTTCAGCGGCTTGTCTAAACTCACCTATTAATTCAGCATAAGGCTTAACATCAAAATGCGCTGCCTTTGTAGTCTGTGATAAACACAGCCAGTAAGCTGCATAATTAGTCAGATAATCTAGCGGTAATTCGGCTGATTCGGTAGCTGCACTTATACGGTCTACTCTATCATTGTATTGTAGGTGTAACGTTTTGCCGTTGAACTCTGCGGTTAGGTCTGCTGGAAGTATGATGGTCCATGCTGTACCATCTTGCCTTTGTTTCACTCTACGAAGTAGAACCTTGGGGTTACTACCGAGGGTTACATAAGCAATAGAAAAACCCCATTCTACCTCTGGAGTTGCAGTAGGTGTATATTCAAACGTGCTAGAGCCTACAGTTAGGCTACTATCTATATCTACATCTTTTATTTCGGGCCATGCTGAATCTATAGCGGCATTGACCGCCGCTAGTTTCTGAGTAGTAGTCCATAACGCATTACTAGTATCATCAAACAGTTGATCCAATCTATCTATTACAGTTTGTCCAGTAACAGCCATTATCTATTCCTTCGGGGCTTACGTTTCTTCTTTTTGCCTGGTTTTTTATATAGCATTATCGTCCCCTAACAAGCGTACCATACGTTTAGCACTTGCGATGGGCTTACCGCTTCTTTTTAGTGATAAACGGCGTGCCTTTTATAACAGTTACTCTTTTAGGAGGTTTATTAGATATAAACCCACTGGATTTAGCTTTCTCTTTTTTCGCCATCTTCAAATACCTTCCATCCAACAACTATATTTTGTTGGGCTTTTATCGGTCCGCTTTCCATTTCTATCGTATAGCTACTCTGGTATGCTTCCATATCCTGCATACCTGCCATACGGATTGCTTGTCTTAGTAGCATAATAGTAAACCCACACTGATGAAACTGCCACGCACCGTCCTGACTACCAAAGATACTGGCCAGCACTGACACATGGAGGTCTTCATTATCTATTATCTGTCGGGCGGCCCACTCCAAAGAGGGGGTAATAACGTATAGTTTGCCCTGTCTGTTCAGTACCTGAGATATGTTGCGTAAAGTCGGTACGACAGATAACCTCGGTATGTGTTCGATTACATGGGACATGAACACTGTGTCGAACTTCTCGTCTATCTTTAGAGGTTGGGTGATGTCCGCTACTATATCTGGTTTCAGGTCTGGATTTACGTCTAACGTAGTAATCTTTTCCTTTGGGAATATAGTACGACATTCGGTCTTGTCCCCACAACCTACGTCCAGAACTCGCATCATGCGGCTAGTTCAGGGTGTTGGTCTTTATATGCTGTAAAGTCTTTTCTAGCATGTGGTACTTCGCGCCAGTGCTGACACACTACTGCTGTATCTACTACTGGTTTGTAGCCCACACGTTCTGCTACCTCACAAAAGAAATGATCTTCAGTCCGGCCATACTCCATTGCATAAAATGGAAATGCCCGTGGGTCATCATCTTCCTTATGCTTCAGTGGCATTTTCAAAACCATTTCTTCTACTTTAGTGGTTGCTCCATTACTAGAGAACCCTGTATCTCTACTTACCATATCTACATCCTCCTTATGTATTGGTACTATGCTTCCATCGGGGCGTTGGAACTCTATGAAGTTATCCATAATATCCAGGAAAACTTTCTTCTGTATCAAGGTACATCCCATACCAACGCTATCTACTTCAGCTATAGTGCCATGTTCATAATCCCACAATGAAGCATACATACCATTTTCATCTTTGATATATGCTAGTGGATTATGCGGAGGTCTAGCTAGATGATATAGCCCAGCAACAAAGGGTCGGCGCATTGCTAACAGATGTTCAAGCGCACCTTGGGGTGGGACTGTATCATCATCTAAGAACCAGAGCCACTCACTATCACCATGTACAAAACCTTTCGCAATCTTATTACGATTGTGGTCTGTACGGGCAAAACGGCGGTCATCTAGGATCAGGTTTTTGTTATGATCGGGAAGCGCACTACTTACTGCATGTACGTTACCTATCTCTATCTTGCCTTCCTGGGCTACAGATATAAGCTGGGTAAGTACGGGTTGCCACCAATTGTTTGATTGAGCTTTGGAGCAGGCTATGCCTATGTCTACCTTTACGGTCATGTGGCACCTGCTTCCCATTCTGCCATTCGGTCATTAGAGGCAAACCAATTACGTTGAGCTTGATGAAAATCACATAAGGCTATCTTATGTAGATTGGCCATCATGTCATGCAATTGTTTCCCGTCTGGGTCTGACTCAGATGTAGATAAGTGCTTGACCACAACGGGTCGTCCACATCGGCGACATAAAAACACTGGTTCTGTTTGCATCACCGACATAGACGACCTCCGTTGCTTATTCCGATTTTACTCGCCTACTATTATGTAGTGAGAACTGCGTGTGCCTTATCCATCTTGACACAAAGAGAGAACTCGCCAACAACCTCTCCACGCTCATAGTCACCGACTTTAGCCAGTGGCTCGAATGTGAATGGGAAGTATGTGATAAATCCTGCTCTTTCTGAGTCTAGCAGATATACTCTATCTGCTGGTGCCCAGCGGTCCATGATGAGTTTTAGCTCACCAAATGGGGTCATTACATTCTGTATGACCATACCAATTGTATCTTCTGTACGCTCGATGCGCAAGTAGGAACTGGAATCATATAGATTTTTGATGACCTGCATATTGGCTGGTGATACCAAAGCTATGTTTGGTTGTCCACCATCGTTATAAGCTGCTTCCATTCCGTCTTCGATATTTGCCTGAGTTACTGCGGAACCGAAGTCTACAGTATTGTCAGTAACGAATGTTCCTAAACCACCGAAAGCACGGGGTGTAGTTGCGGAACCAGCTTTACGTGCGCCAAGATACATCTGTTTTTCAACAAGACGCATCAATTGTGGCACTGCTTTATTGGATTGGTATTCAAACTCCTCTGGAATACCATACTGAGAAATCTGGTTTTGAGTTCTCGAAACCTTGATTTCCTGATGGAAAATCTGAGTGTAGTTTGAACCAACTGTGCGGTCAGTGAAAGCTACAGCGTCAGAGTCATCACCTTCTAGGCGTGCAATACCCACAATAGTGATTGCGGTGTCGTCAGCATGTGTTGCAGCTGATCCACTGTATGCACGGGTAACGGTAATAACCTCGCCGCTTACGCTACTGACCCACATTTGCTCACTTTCACAAAGAACGATGTGTCCAGGTTGGAATATGGAAGCATCATCTACAGTGATAGTGACCTGTGAGTTGTCTATGTTGGAGCCATCGTTGATTGCATCAGCTAATGCGCTGTGCGTGTCCTCAAGCCATTCCATCTTGGTAGATTTACCATTGACGAAACGGAATTTAGAACTGGCACCGTCCAAACCACCCAAGGCTTCTACACCTGGAGCGTCTGTAGGGTCAATCAGATCAATGACATCCGTGATTACACGTTTCTGCGGAGTAGTATCCGAGTAACTGGTAATCGGGCTATCTAATGGAGCCATAATTTGTTTCTCCTATATATCTAAACCAAGTTTGCGGTATTTTTGTCGCAACTCGGTGTGTCCTAGTACGTTGCCCCTACGTACATCTTTCTTAGCACGCTCATACTGGTCACGTAAGTCACCTACTTTACCGGCAGGTGCCCCACTCAAGCTGTCAAGCTCGCCACTAGCAACTTTCTTGTCTAGTGCGGCTTTCTTTTTTGCTTCTGCTGCCTCTTTTACGCGATCACGTTCAGCTTTAGCATCTTCTGCCATCGCTTTCTTCGCTGAGGCAACCAGCTGTTGAGCATTTTGTGCTTGGCCCAATCGAGGGTCATTTGCTTTCAAACCATAAGCGGAAGCAATCTCGGCGGTATAGCTGTTCCATGCCTGCCACGCTTGTGCTTGTTGTTGCATAGCGTCATAGGCTTGGGCTTTGTCGCTCAGAGCTTGGTGTTGTTCCCAGGCTCCTGCGTCTTCATCGCCAACTTGCTCTAGCCGTTGTCTGGCTTGTGAGCGTAGGGCATGTTCCCTCGCTTGGTACTGCTGGTGAACCCTTGCCAGTTCCCTGTCCTTCGATTGGTTCCATTGAGACAGTAATTGATTTCGTTGTTCTTCTAATACTGCTTCTGTATCAACGGGTGCATCAACGGGTTCAGGGTTATCTGGGGCCGCTGGTACAGATTCTGCCGTAGTTTCAGCTTCAGCCGTTTGCGCCTGTACGGGGGCGATTTCAGCATCTTCCGCTTGTACGGTGTTCGTAGTTTCAGCCACGGTACACTCTCCTTATATTAAGTTGTTTTACTGCACCGTCCATTATAACATAGACGGGTCATACACAATTATAAACCAGACCGCACACTACGGGGTTTATATACCCGTAAAGTAGTAGCTAAACTAGGTCTGGATCGACTTACTCGCTGTTCTCGCTGTGGTGATAATCTACCAGTTTGTTTAGCCCATAAGAAATATGCTTGTTCTATAGCAGCTAATTGGGCGGCTGGTATTACTGCTAACCAGCGTGCAAAATTGATATTACGCTGTAAATGAGCTGGTTTGGCATATGCTGATAGATCAAAATAGTCCATCAAAGCACTAAGAATGGATGGGTTCTCGGCTTTCAGTTTAGCCTGCACTGTTGTCCACGCTGTGAGATCGGGAGCTTCTTCTTCTGCTTGCTCTGCCCGTCTTTGTTGTCTTTGATATGACTCATAGCCTTGTTGTCTAACTGGCTTTTCCTTCAGTATGTGGAAATCATACAATACACTACCCTTGCGTGGTGATCTAGCTTTACTTACCCGATAAGCGGAACTTACTGCGCTAGATGTTTGAGATGGTTTGCCGGACATAACTAGTTTCATTAGCTCATCCATGTCAGTAGGACGTTTACCGGCGTTTACTTCAGCTAAGAACTTAATAAATTTCTTTGAACCTGGACCGGCTTTAGCGGCATTAAATCTCGCAAATATCTGATCCACTAGATTGTCGTATGCTTGCAACAACGGTTCCGATTGCCATAAGTTGTGTGCCTGAGCAATTTGCCCTGAATCCATAAGACCATTATGTTGCTGCCACAATAAGTCCACATCCGTACCCCATCCTTCTGCTTCCGCTATATTCCGAATATATTTATAAATATCAGGATTACTAATGATTCTATCTTCTTCGTCTGTCAACAGCGGACCAATGTCTGCTTCTTTTTTTAGAACAACCTTGCCCTTCTTGTCAAACGATGCTCGGAAACCCATAGCTTTCATAAGTACATCTAAAGTAGGTTTAGGTTCACCTAAAGCGTACCAATTTACTCTTTCAATGTCGTGTAACTCTGGAACAGAACTAGCTAGTGATCTCATTTCGGCTGCGTCCATAGCTTGGATTGTGCCGATCACACGCCAAGCTACAGTGTCTTTACTAACACCGTTCAAAGTTTCCAACATCATAGCTTGTCGTAAACCTTTTGCGCCTTGTTGTCTTACGTAAGCAATCAAGCCATCTGACCCTTTAGAACTAACTGGCCATGTAGCTAATAACGGGTCGTTCTTGGCTGTTTTCCAGCCAGTAGCATTGGTTACTTTAGCTGAGTCAAGTAAAGGTGTTAATGTTCTAGATAACCATTGCGCTTGATTATTGTCAAAGTAAACCTGATTGATCTCCTCAGTTGCTTGCCACAAAGCGTACCATTCGGCAGGGTCGGTTATGTCAGTAATCTGGTCTTTGTCAAAACCTGTAAGTAATAGGGGTTGTTCTGATTCCATGTCCTTGACAGCTTTTTGTATTTGCTTACTTTGCTCGCCAAAGTCCGGTGCATCTGGACGTACTGTTGGAAATAAGGGTTCGGGAATGTGTTTACCTAATAACTCTATAGACTCATCTTTAGTTTCTTTGAACTCCTTCCACGACTTAGCGTATTCCTGCAAACCAGGTATACTTTTTAGAAACTGCAGTCTTTGTTCATCGTCCCAGCCTGCATCGCGAGCTTCCGTAATAAATTTATGATAAATAGCGGATACTGTTCGGGTCTTGCCGTCTGCACTAGGTGGCATAATATACTTCTCATCAAACGGTGCGTCATGGATTGCGGTCAAATAGCGTAAGGCATGTGTATACGACTTATAGTACGGAGCAACGGTATCTTTATATTTTTCACTGTATATTAAGCGTGATTCTTCTTTTTGACGTTCAGCAAATTCAGGATATTTTTCCAAAAACTGAGGTCTATCCGCTTTATCTGTATCATAAAATTCCTCTTGCAAGTCGGCAGTGCCTGGGAAAATTAAGTCTAGCGTTTCGTATATTTCCCTTCTATGAATAGCGGCTTGCTTCCATTGAAGCCCAGTAGGTATCGAGGGATTATCAAGGTTGAACCCCAGGGTTAATATGCCGGTTTCAAACCTATCCCGATCTGCTTTACTTCTTATGTTGCCTTTTGTGTTATACCATTCTTGTACTAAACCGTAATCTAAACCAAACGACCTGTAAATGTCGTTCATGTGGTCGCCACGTCCGACACGCGACAATACATCCCACGTATAATTCTTTATTCTATCTTCTCCAAAGCGGCGTGCCATTGAAGCTACTACAAACTCTGGGTTACTTAGCTTAAACTCAGCCCAAGCCATAGCTACTTCGTCTGGGTCACTATTGGGGTCGTCACTCATGGCGTACAGTTCACTTACTTTCTCGTACATAGCTTGCGACTCTAATGCCGCTTTATCTCTAACCACAAACGCAGGTCCACCCAACCAACTCATTGCGTTTTTCAATCCTTTTTCACCACGGCTTTTACGTACTGCTGTTAGCCATGCTTCTACAGCACCGTTCTCGTAAAATTCAGTATTTTGTCCTTCGTCTAAAAATCTCTGAGGGTCGCCAGCAATAAGTGCGGCATCCACTGCGACTTCATGCGAAATAAGTTTATCGCGTTCCATCTGGGATAATGTTTTATCAATACGTCCCTGATCGTATATAGTGCCTACATATACAGGTAATTTACCAGGGCGTGGTTTCCACATTAGTTTTATCATAGGCAAAACACTAGCCGCATTAGTAATAGCTAATGGTATGTTCTTGGTAGACAGACCCTGCGCCATGTTTAGTAATGCTAATGCCGGTTCGGCTCCTATACCACCTGGAAATATCTCGTCTGGTAATGCAAGCGACATAGATGATCCTAACCGTGTAGCACTACCCATGTAGCCCACATATTGTAATGCTTGTTTTTTGTTATCCTCACCTGGTGACATATAATGGGCTGCGGCTAAGATCTGGGGAATAAGTGCGTGGGAACCTAACCCAAACCCATACACACCTTCATACATATTACCAACAACATTTTTGAGCCGTTCCGTATTACGAAATTGCCCGTCCAACATATCTTGAATAGGGATAAAATTCTTCAACAACGGTACAGATATATGTTCACCGAAAAACTTCTCAAGCCCGAACGGTAGGTTGTCTATTTGTAATGCACGCTTCAAATGCTGAGGTAACTTTATGCCAGTTTCTTCTTCGAGGTCACGGTTCCAGTTCTCCATCGTGTTATTGAAACGATAAACTGCAGCTGATGCGAAGGGGTCAGCACCCATCATTTTCACCAACCATTTGGCATAGGTTCGGGTGTACCAGAACGGATAACCAAACGGAAGCGATAAAGCAGTGTCAAAGTTATATCGCCGACCATAATTGTGCAAACTATAATCACGCATTTCTCGACCAAACCGATCTGCTAACATCTTTGTGCCTGCCATCTCTCGTTGTAGCTCTTGTTTTAGGTTACGAAATACATTGTGGTCAATCTTCTCAGCCACTTCACCTGCGAGTTCATCCCATTGTTGCAGTATGGTATATTTTACTCTGTCGTACAAACGCGCTTCTACTGGACCCAACGCATTACGCAATGTACGATATACATCGGCATCTGCCATGTTCTCGATTTCCATGCCTTTTGCTTGAGCTGCTGCCGTTGCTTCAGCAACTTCATCTAGCGTAGCTGGGCGTGGTGCATATTCATCGGCATTCGCAATGGTGCGCACAATTTTATCAGTAGAGGTGAGATGATCGCCTGGATATTGTTTAGCAATATAATTGACGTGATGTTTTATTTTCTCAGCGATTTCTAGAATTTCATCATCTGATCTGCCGTAAATACTGTGAAGCCATTCTAGTATTTCTTTTTGCTCTTTACTTCCCGATTTTGCTTTACTAGCGAGATACAGCATTTCGTCTACCGGATTATCAAACGTTATAAATGAAGCACTCTTGGTTCCTAACGGTTGATATTCGCCGGTTATTTGACCATGCTGTTTGCGCAAATTAGTTAATATGCTATCTGTTTGAGCTATTTCTTTGTTGAGTGGAGGGGTAGGCCATTTTTCTTTATTGATCACTTCCCACGCTTCGTCTTTTAAGCTGGCTAAATGAATACCATTTTTAGAATAAATAACCTCATCGACTTCCTGAGCCGCTTGGTGGATAACATCTTGCAATTTATCAATAGAGTTTGCTTGCCACTCATCCCACGTCCGAAGTTGTACATCTCTATAGGTTTGCCATAGCTGGTCGGCTGTTTTAATACCTGAGTCTGGATGTGTACCAGCTTTTACAGCAGCAATATATTCCTGTAATGTTTTCGATATTTGATTACCACGGTTAGTTTGTTGACTAGCTATATTGCTGAGTTCATTCCTTAACTGTTGTTTCAAAGCACCTTCAGGTAACTGTTCCGTCAGAAATCTAGCCAAAATATGTGACCGCTTCATGTCTTCACGATCTATACTGTATTTTTCGTGATAAATTTTTTCCCACTTTGCTTGGGTACTCTTATCTAATCCGAGTTCCTTGCGCATATGGGCTATGAAGTCCGCTGTAGCATCGTCCACCTGTGAAGCGGCCTCACCAGCATACTGTGGGGTTTGAGTTAACTTTTTGGATGCATTGTCTAATGCTTTGCGTTTCAAATTATCTATTTCAGCTATAAACGCGTCCCGATCTCCACTTTTTTCAGCACGTTGTAAGATGTGATGTATCTCGTCTACTATGTTACTGCTGTCATCGCCATACATCCTTTGCAACTCATCAACAAACTTGTCTGGCAAGTCACCACGCTTCCACTTCACACCCTTTCCTAGTACCTCTAATAATACTTCGTCCAGCTCATCAGGGTTCATGGTGTACTTGACGCGCGACTTCAAACGAGCAATTACTTCATCTGATATATTAAGAGCACTAGCATATTTATCTATTACTGTATCGGTAATAACACCACTTTTCCAAAACCGGTCCATTATATGGCGTGCGCCTTTAGCCCAAATAGTTCTAGCGTTCATTTTTTCAACAGCATCAGTCATCGACAACCCAAGTTGTAATGTCCACTTCTGTAATTTGCTTGCGTCACGCACATCGTCTAGTTCTATATCTCTACCTCTTACCTTCTTTAAGGTCGAACCGGTTTGTTTACTACCGAACCCTTTTACTGCTGCGGTAGGACCAAATCTTTGATGGAATGCTTTACCACCAACATCCGCATTATGGTTGAGTAACATTGTCGTAAAATCGACAGAAGCATTACGAATCGCCAAACCAGGAACTGGACCCATATGGAACCATTTAGCATAATACCCTTGAGCTTTTTGCCAACTACTTAGAAACTTTTTCGTCTTAGTGACATCGTCAGATACACCAGCCACCTTGGCTGATCCATCAGCTAGTAGTTGCATTACTTCTTCGCCTGCTTTTTGAGCTGCTTTGATTGTTACCTTATCAGCCCCTTCGGCTGTACCTTTACGTGCCACTTTCATTAAGTTTGATAACACTTGACGTTTACCGGCAGTGCCTGCCATTTCTCGTAATAACGCCCGTGTCATATGTCCAGCAACACTATCAAGTTGATTGATTTCTTTGCCGGCTAAGTTCCATACTTTTTTTACTGTTTCAGGTACTTCGGAACTACGGAACCCCATATCCCC